GATAGTGGAATAACGAAAATATTTATCAGTCTAGATGCGATAGATAGTAAGACTTTTGAGGCTCAAAGACACTCCAAGAAATTCACGGAAATAGTAGAAAACACCCTACGATTGATTAAGATTAGAAATGAAAGAGGTTTAGAATATCCGTTAGTGAGGGTGAACTTCCTAAGAAACCAGCTAAATGTAGACCAAGAGGCGGACTTTATAGACTTCTGGACAGGGAAGGCTGATATGATCATAATTCAGGAGATGAACGAGCTTATAGATAACGAGAGCGGTATATTTATCAAGACCGATAAACCAGATTATAAATGTAGCTTCCCATTTAAACAATTAGTTGTAGATGCTAGAGGTCGGATTTTACCTTGTTGCTGTATGAACGGAACTGAATTACAAGTAGGTCACGTCGATACTATGACGTTAAAACAAGCTTGGAATAGTGAACGAATGATTTACTTAAGAGAGCTACATAAATCAGGTAAATATCGTGAAAACCCAGTATGCAAAAGATGTATCGAAGGAGTTTAGTTTTTATTTAGTAACTTTGTATTTATGAAAGATATTAAAGGCGGAAACCAGTACTACGAGAAGTGGCCAGAAGAGGCTTGTAGAGAGGCTTATGATAAATTAGTTAAGGCTTCTGAAAATCCAGATAACGACTTTATAGGAGAGGCTTGCCGAGAGGCAGGCTTTAACTTATTTACAGCAAAGTATATTTACAATAAATTCCCGCACTTGAAAAGCCTATATTCTGAGGCCAAGTCTAATTGCGAGATAAATTGCTTTGCTAACACTAAAAAGGGAAACATCAATACGGCAGCTGGAATTATTAATTTAAAGTCAAACCACGGATGGCGAGATAGGCAAGAAAACGTTATCACTGGAGGGGACAAACCAGTATCTGTAGTTGATTATTCTAAATTAAGTGACGAAGCCTTAAAAGAGATTATAAATGCATCAGCCGACACCAAAGATTAATGTATATGAAGCTAGAGCAGAGCTATGTAGACGCTCTTTCTTTCACTTTATAAAAGAGTTTTGGAGCATCATCATTCCTGAGAAGCCTATCTATAATTGGCATATTGAATATCTTTGTAAGGAGCTACAGGCGATGGTTTTACTCGTAGCTAAAAGAGAAGCTAAATTATATGATTTAATCATTAACATTCCGCCAGGTACTTCTAAATCGACTATAGCAACGGTAATGCTTCCTGTTTGGAGCTGGATAATTGACCCATCGATAAGGAACTTGACAGCAAGTTATAGCTCCTCACTTTCTACTGACCACTCGGTTAAGTCTAGAGATATTATAAAAAGCGATAAATTCAAGGCAATGTTTCCTAATTTAAGCATAAAGCCAGATCAAGATAATAAGACCCATTACAAGAATACAGCAGGTGGGGAAAGATACGCAACTTCGGTAACTGGTACAGTAACAGGCTTTCACGCTCATATTATCGTAGTAGATGACCCGCTAAATCCTAAAGGTGCAGCTTCAGAGCTTGAAAGAGAGTCAGCTAATAGCTTTATGGACGTTACGCTATCTACAAGGAAGGTCGATAAATCAGTAACTCCTACGATACTCGTAATGCAGAGGTTACATCAGTTAGATTGTACTGGGAATTGGCTACAAAAGAAGGGTAAAAGAATAAAACATATTTGCCTTCCAGGAGAGATTAGCGAAGACGTAAAACCACTTAGCTTGAGAGAGTTTTATATCGATGGCCTTCTTGATATAGATAGGCTAAGTCGGAATGACCTACAGGAGCTTAAAATTAACTTGGGAAGTTACGGATATGCAGGACAAATTATGCAAACTCCTTCACCTTTAGACGGTGGAATTTGGCAGACTTGGTTTGTAGCTGTACCTGATAGCGTTTTCCCACAAGAACACGAGCTATCTAGATACGGAACGGATTGGGATTTAGCATATACAGAAAAACAGATAAATTCAGCTTCAGCCTATATTACATCAGGAAAGATAGGAGAGAAAATGTATATTGACGATATTGGCTTTGATTGGCTAGAATTTCCGAAGCTAATAGAGTATATGAATGCTAGGAAAGCACCTCACTATATCGAGGCCAAGGCAAGTGGAAAATCAGCTAAACAAGTTTTAACAAGTCGTGGTATTCCAGCGATAGAAGTTACTATGACTGGAGGCGATAAAGTAGCACGGGCTCAATTAACAACTCCTTATGCGGAAAGCGGGCTGATTTACATAAGAGCTTCTTTAATAGATAAGCTATATTATGACAGCAAACAAGGTATTCTGATATTTCCAAATGGAGAGCACGACGATTTACAAGATGCTCTAACTCAGGCAATTAACAGGCTAATGGTTGAGCAAGATGTGTTTGTATTCTAAAATAAAATGAAAAGTTAAAAATAAAATAACTAATTTTGAATAAATTTATAAGCAATGGGCATTATTAAGAATATAAAAAACTACTTCAAGCCAGATTATCAGTCGATTATAGAAGGAGCTTTAACAAATCCTTTCAATTCAGCATTTCTTTGGAGTGGAGGTATAAGTTCAGGCTACGATACTAAAAATAAGACTTATATCGAGAAAGGATATAACGTCAATCCAATGGTTTATTCTATTATAAATCAGATGTCTACCAAGACAGCTTCTGTACCTTATGAAGTAAAAAAGATTAAAGATAAACAGGCTAAAAGGAAGCTACAAGCACTTCATATCGCTACAAAAGGTGATTATACACCTCAGCAGTTTGCTAGGAAGTTAATGTTGGAAAGTAAGGCTTTTGAAGAGGACTTTATGGAATTTCCGATGGAGAAGCCCAATGCAAATCAGTCTTGGAAGGAGTTTATCGCTTTATGGAAAACCTTTATGAAAACCACGGGAAATGCTTACATTTATATGTTAGCTCCAGAGATGGGCCAGAACAAAGGACAGCCAATTCAAGTTTATTTACTTCCTTCCCATATTACTGAAATAGTTTTAAAGGAAAATCCGAAGATGCTAGGAGCTGAAAACCCAATCGACTATTATATTATGATTCAAGGAAGCTCTTTTATCAGGTTTGAGTCAGAGAACATAATTCATACTAAATACCCAAACCCAAACTACGGAGATAATGGAGAGCATTTATACGGTATGAGCCCATTAAGAGCCGCATTACAGAACATTGAAAGCTCAAATCTAGGTTTAGCTTTAAATATAAAAACACTTAAATCAGGTGGAGCTTTTGGACTGATACACGGAAAACAAACTCCGTTAAGGAAGGAGCAAGCCGACGCTCTTAAAGAGAGGCTACAAGAAATGAACGCAAGCCCTGAGGATTTATCTAAAATAGCAGGTGTAAGTGTTGATGTAGGATTTACTAGATTGAGCTTAACTTCTGAGGAATTAAAGCCTTTCGACTACTTAAATTTCGACCAGAAACAGATAGCAAACGTATTGCAATGGGACGATAAACTACTTAATTCAGACGCTGGAGCTAAATACGATAATATGAGTTACGCTATGAAGAGAGCTGTTACTGATAATATCATTCCTGATCTGGATATTCTGGCCCAAGCTCTTAACACTAACTTCCTTCCAAGATTTAAAGGCTATGAAGGTGCAATGATAGTGTTTGACGCTAGTGAACTTCCTGAAATGCAGGTAGATATGAAGCAATTAGTCGAGTGGCTTTCTATAGCTAAGAAAGACGGTATAATTACTTTCAACGAGTTTAGAGTAGCTATAAATTACGCTCCTAGTGATAACCCAAATATGGATAAATTTACAGTGGCAGCTGATGTTCTTACTGTAGATGAGGCTGTCGACCCAAGCTTCCAAATAGAAGATTAAAAACAATAGATTATGGCTTATAAAATATACACAACAGGCAATTATTTCTACATAGAAGATACCACAACGAACAGGATTTACAGCGGACTGACTTCAGCCGTAAAAGTAAAGAACAGCACTACAACATCGACTAATTTTACTATCGATGGGGTTGACGAGTTTAGCCCATACAAAACTCTAACTATTTCAGAGCTTCAAGATGCTAATGGAACAACATATACGAGAGATAGTTTTTTAAGTTTTTATGAAACCTCAACAGGAGCTTTAAAAGGGCCAATCGACGTAGTAATTCAGGATAGTACTTCAGCTATAATCATAGTGCCTTTCAGTAAATTAATTATAGAAACTGATTTAACTGCAAGTCCAGCTTTAGACGATTATATCATAAACGTAACTTCAGCTGCAAGTTTTGCTATAGGTCAGCTCTTAACAATATACGATGTAGCTTCAAATAGAGTTTATTTTGGACATATTTTAGCGATTAATACACTGGCAATAACCTTAGACAGCCCTATCGATTTTGCCTTCCCAATAGGAGCTTTCGTAAGCGTCGGAGATACGAATTTAGCTGTAAATGGAAGTGTAACACCGCAGATATTCGGAGTAAGAAACCCAACAAACGAAGATATTCCTTTAGCTATCGATGTTACTAGAATTATCTTTGCGATGTTAACAGGAGCTGGGGTTGATTTATCTAAGTTTGGAGATATCGCTGGTGGAATTACTAAAGGCATTATATTGAGAAAACATAGTACGACGACTAGAAGAAACGTTTTCAACGCTAAAACTAACGCCGAGCTAAAGAATATAATGTATGACTTTGATATTCAGTCAGCTTCGGGAAACCAGCAGGACGGATGTACTGGTAGGCTAACTTTTGGAGGTCAAGAGAAGCTAGGAGCAGTGATAAGATTAGAGGCTAATCAAGATTTGCAATTGGTAATTCAAGACGACCTTTCAGGTATAGATAATTTTGAGATGTTAGCAGAAGGTTCAGAAGTAGTAGATTAAAAATATGGCAATAAGCAGACGAAGATATTACAAGAAGTGGATAAGAATGCACGAGCGGTATGAGAAACTAGCTATAAAAGAGCTTATGAAAACCTTTCGTCGTTGGGCTAAGAATATTCCGTTCGATACTATTTCAGAGAGTAACTATTCGCAGTTAATTCAAGGAGCTATAAACCCAGAAGAGATGATGGCGACTTACGTGGATATTTACACTAAAATCGGCTTGGCCCACGGTAAGAAAATATCCGCAAATATTGATTCACAATTAAAGGCTACAAACGATGCTTTCAAGCTTAAATATCTAGCTGATATAAATTCTTATTTGACACAGCACGGTATGAAAAAAATAGTCACTGTTTCAAGTACTTATTTTGGTGATATGAATAATCTTTTTAAAGATAGGCTAGTGAAGGGAATGGATATTCGCCAAGCTGCGAGAGAAGTTAAAAAGATGGTAAATAGGAAGGACTTTTATCAGTGGCAAGCTCTAAGAATAGCGAGGACAGAAACTACTGCTGCAGCTAATTATTCTGCGAGTATTTCAAGCTCTGTTTCTGGATATGTTATGCAAAAAGAGTGGATAAGTAGCTTGGATAAAAGAACTCGCGACCCACACCGTTTTGCTAACGGAACTAGAGTGTTAGAATATGAAAAGTTTGAAGTAAATGGGGAGCTATTAAAATACCCAGGCGACCCAACTGCTAGTGGAGGAAACGTAATAAATTGTCGCTGTACTGTAGCTGTTATTGCAGCTCGTGATAAGAACGGAGATTTAATTCCACTGGGCTCAGGAACTCTACCGCCTACAACTATTCCTAAACCACCTAAAAAGCCGACACCTCAGCCAAGAATAACAGGGAAACCTACAGAGGCTGAAACTAGAAGTATAAATACCTATACAGGTGGAGATTATAGAGAGATTAACGACAGATTAAGAGGGTTGTTGAGTAGATATGCTTTGGAAGATATAAAAGAGATAACAAGACTTGATAATTTAGCTGTAAATATTAATTCTGGGTTAACGAAATTGCCTTCCTTTAAAAAGACCACTTGGAGAGGTGAGAAGTTTTACGGAAGTCAAAAGAAAGAGTTTGAAGAGTATCTTGCTAAGATAAAGCCAGGTGGGAAGCTAAAACAAGATGCCTTTTTGAGCACGAGTGCTGATAAAGGTGTTGCGTCTAGTTTTGGTTCAATTAATTCAGATACAGAAAGATTTGCAGGAAGGATTTTATTTGAAATTAGAGCTAAAAGAGGAAAGAGTATAAAAGAGTGGAGTAGATTTAAGAACGAAAAAGAGGTTTTATATAAATCTGGAACTGAATTTGACGTAGTAAGCGTAGAGAAGGTAACGGGTAAATACAATCAGTATAACGTAATTTTAGAATAATTAGATATGGATAAACAAGAGGAGTCAGAAAAGATAAGATACGAGAGATTTACAGGTATAGGCGGGGCTGGGTGGACGATAACTCCACCTGCAAAACCAGAAAATACCGAAGATGATGATAATAATTAATTTTTTTTTATAACTTTGCGATATGGATGGGTTACTAGAGTTTAAATCATTTACCGGCGAGATAAAAGATATCGACACCAAAAAAAGAATAGTCACAGGCTATCTTTCATCATTTATAGATGAGAAAGATGCATACGGTGATATTGTACTAAAAGGAGCTTTCAATAAGAGTATAAATGAGCGTAAAAGTTCGATTTACTTCCTAAATCAGCATAACTGGAGCCAACCACACGGAAAGTTTTCAGTATTAACTGAAGATAGTAAAGGTTTATATTTCGAGAGCGAAGCTTTAGTCGATACTAGCTATTCTAGTGACGCTTTAAAACTTTATGAAGCTGGAATTATAAAGGAGCATTCTATCGGCTATCAGACTATTGTAAGCGATTATGATACTGATAAAAAGACTAGATTTTTAAAGGAACTGAAGCTGTATGAAGGCTCAAATGTTACTTTAGGAGCAAATCCAGACACTCCATTTATGGGGCTAAAAAGTAAAAGTTTAAAAGACCTGAATGATGAGGTTTTACTAATTACAAAAGCAATGAAAAACGGCACTTTCACTGATGATACATTTGTACTCCTTGAAATAGCTTTAAAAAAATTACAATTAGAAGCCTATGAACTAGGTAAAAAATCACTCACACCGAAGCCGTCTATCGACACTTCACTTCCTGCTGAGCCGAGTCTAGAGACAATAAAAACAATTATTAACTTTTCAAATTCACTAAGATGAACGAAGAATTAAAAGACGCTCTTTCTAAATTAGCGTTAGATATGGAAGGTAAAAATACCGACCAAATCAAATCCTTAACTGAAGCATTTGAAGCTAAATTTGCAGACGCGGTAGTAGCTGAAATTAAGAAGGGAAACCTTGTTGATTCAGAAACGATGCAGGCAGAACTTAAGAAGGTTCAAGACCACGCAGACGCTTTAGATTTAAAACTTCAAGAGCAAGGAAGTATCGCTGAAGATACAGACGAAATAAAAGATATCATTACTGATAACTTCACTGAATTAAAGGCTATTAATGTTGGAAGCGGAAACCGTAGGTTCGAGCTTAAAGCACCTATGGTTTTAGCAACTAACTTGGTTGGAGACCAACCGAGACAATATAGCTCAACAATGGCTGATATTCCATCGCCGATGGTTAATTTCAGAGATTTAGTAGGAGCTATTAACATTGGGACAGGTACTTTAACTTTTCCTAAAGAAACTGCGAACACAGGAGCTGTAGCAACACAGACTGAAGGTTCTGCAAAGGCTGAAGTTACAACTACTATTACAATGGTTGATGTAAACACTGACTTCTTGGCTGGTTTTACTCGTTATTCTAAGAAAATGGCGAACAACCTTCCTTTCTTACAATCTTGGTTACCAAGTAACTTAAGACGTAAGTATTTAGAGGCTGAAAATACTTTATTCTACACAGCTCTTTCAGTAGGAGTTACTGCTTCAACAGTAATAGTTGGAACTGTAGTGGAGAGAATTGTAAAAGAACAATCTCAGTTACTTGCAGCTAACTTCGTAGCTAACGCTATCGTAGTTAATGCGGCAGATTACGCTAGCATTTTACTTTCAGCTGGTGCTACTGGAGGTTCATCGGGAACTTTCTCACTACCAGGTGTAGTAAGTATAGTAAACGGAGTTGTTTCTATTAACGGAATTGCTGTATATGTAGCTCCTTGGATGCCTGCAAATAAGTACATCATAGGAGCTTGGGGAGAAACCGAAAGAGTTGAAACTCAAGGTTTAGCCGTAAACTTCTTTGAGCAAGACCAAGACAACGTTGTTAAGAACTTAATTACAGCTAGAATTGAAGCTCAAGTTGGTTTAGCTATCTATAGGGGAGATGCTTTCAGATTTGGTGACTTTACAGCTGTTGCGTAAGGGTTGAATATTTGATTTAATAAGAGAGAAACACCTGGTTAATTCCAGGTGTTTTTTTTATTTAGATTTTATTACTAACTTTGAATTGAATTTAAAAATATAAAAAATGAAGGTTTTAATCTTAAAGAACTGCTACAGTGTTTCTAAACAAAAGAACTTTAAAGCAGGCCAGGAAGCTGAAGTGAGTAAGGATTTAGCAGATATTTACATCAAGGCTGGAATAGCAAAAAAAATAGGAGCTAAAGAGGACAAAAAGCACCCAATCACAAAAAACTAAAGATTTAAAAAATGGCATATTTAGATGTAATTACTTTAACGCAAGCCAAATCTTATTTAAGAGTAGATGACGGCTTAACTGCTGATGACGAAAATATTACTAGAATGATAAAATCTGCCCTTGCTTATGTTGAGAATTTTACAGATATTCTAGTCTATGCACGGGATATACCAGTACTTTTAAAGGATTCAAGTGCTAGAGTATATAAATACCCAATTAACAGCGAAGTAACAGCTGATTTAACTAAAACATATCATCCGTTATACACTACTTTTTGCACCGACGATATAGATTTAGATTATATTACTTTAAATCTAGGCTATACGTTACCAGCAGATGTACCTACACAGCTATTAGACGCGGCTTATGAGGTTATAGACCTTCTATATTATGGGAAGGAAACTGGAAGGACGATGCAAGACCTTTCAGCGTTTACCATAGATAGTTTAAATCAGAATAAAAGATTTTTGATATGATGAGCTCAAGAGCCTTTAACAAACAAGTTGAAATTTGGAGTTTACCGACTCCTGTAGCTGATGGATTTGGTGGAAATACCGTAGGAACTCCCGTGTTAATTACTACAGCTTGGATGAAGGTAAAAACACTGAAATGGCAAAGAGCAGATACCGCGAACGGACTAGATAATACGGAAGGAAATATCGAATTCACTATGAGGCATCGAGAGGATTTTGATATAAAAAGTAAAGAGTATTTTTTGAAGTATAGAGGTTCAGAATACACGATAAATACCTTTCCAGTTAATAGTAATTTTACTGATTTTACAATAACAATGATAGGGGTTCAAAACTAAAAAAAGATGGCAAAAAACTTCTTAACTATAGAGATTGAAGGAGTCAGCGACTTGATTTACAAATTAGTTAAGTTTGGTGATAAAGGAAAGGCGGCCGTTAAGGACATTACTCAGATCAAGGCGAAAGATATTGAAGCTGACGCTAAGAGAAATGCACCCGTTGATTTAGGAAAGTTAAAACAAGGAATTGAGGCTTGGAAAATAAACACATACACTTGGGAAGTAGTAGCGAAGGAGCCATATTCACCTTATGTAGAATTTGGAACTGGAACGAAGGTAAAAATACCGCCAGGCTGGGAAGAGATTGCTATTGAGTTTAAATCACCACGAGACCATAACGTTAATCTGCCTGCCAGACCGTATTTAAGACCAGCATTCGATAAGAGTGCAAAACTATATGAGAAAGATTTAAAAAAGGCTTTAGAACGACTAATAAAGAAAATATGAACAAGAATTTACCAGATAAATGGATACGAAAAGCTGTTTTTGAAGCTATCGATGGAATAACAGTTGACGGAGAGATTATAAACTGTTATGATACTAGAGTAACTGGCCCAGACGACCCAGACTATTTTGTCTTAATGACGACCCAATCTAATGAAGTAGATAAGGCTAACAAATGCGAGTATTTTTGGGAGTCACAAATTCTTTTAGATGTAGTTACTTTATATCCGCTTCCTGGTAATCCTGGAAGTAGATTATTGGCTGACAATATTCTAGACGCGGTAAGAACTAACGTACAAAATTTAGCGTTAGACGGAGCTTCAAGCCTTGAGATTATAAGGCAAACAGAAAGCTATCCAAACGACTTAAATCTAGCTACGGACAATGAAGTAGTTTATAGAAAATTTTTACGATTATTACTTTTGATTAAGTAGCTTTTTGATTATTCCTGTGTTTCCCTTGCATTTTTTTATTGAAGTGTAAGGGTTTTTTTATTAACTTTGTTGTAATATAAATTTTAAAAATATAAATTATGTCTACTTTTATCAAGGGCGAAACTATTGTATTGTACATTTGGGACGCTTTAATTTACCGACCTGTTGCTTGTTTAACTTCTAATAGTTTAAATAGAACTCAAGCGATAATTGAAGCTCAATCTAAATGTGACCCAGGTGTTGTAATTAGACAAGGCGGTACTAAATCTTATGAACTTCCGTTCGAAGGTTACTACATCGATACAACTTCAGCAGGGGCTGAAATAACAAAGGCTTCCCACGATTATTTGATGGGAATTATGGATGCAGGAACTGCTATCACTTGGAAGATGGATACTGGTTTAGCAGATACATCAGCTTACTACGGTTCAGCGATTTTAGCTGACTTAAATTGGGACAATCCTTCAGGAGATGAGTTCGCTACATTTAGTGGAACTTTATCAGGTTCAGGAGCTATCGTAATAGTTGACCCAGAAGTCTAGAGTATGAAAAGCACGCAGATTAAACTAGGAGAGAACACGTTCGATTTTCATTTCGGACTAGGTTTTATGGGAACTTTGTTAAAAGAAAACAAGACGAGTATAGAGCAGTTGATGAAGGATTTATCAGAAAATCCTTTCGATACCGTGCCGTTAATTATGCACACTTCTGCTAAATACGGAGCTAAAAGGCTAAATTTAGAATTTACTTTGTCTATAGATGATTTTATGGATATTTTAGATGATAATGGTGGTATTTCAGCTAAAGGAATTGAGGACTTTTTAACGGCATTTACTAATTCGATGACTAAAGATGTGCCTAAAGAGAAACCTGTAAAAAGGCAAACAAGGGGAAAGCAAAAGAGCCTGAGGAGTTAGATTGGGCAGTCGATGTTATATCGATGTGTTTAGGTGAGTTTGGACTTACTTACGATTATACCTACGAGATGAATTGGGCTGAATTTTGTATCAGGCTTTATGCTTATAATAGAATGCAAAAAAAAGAGTGGCTAAAGTTCAGAGAAGTAGCTTGGGCCAGTACAATTGGACCACATTTAGACCCGAAAAGGCTTCCTAAAAATAAGGAGCGATTTATGCCTTTAGGAGAGAAAGTATCAGAGATAACAGAAGAGATGAGAGAGAGGATAAATCAAGTGAAAGATGAATACCTAAAAAATAAGAAATAATGGCGTCACCAGAGTTAAATGTAAGGATTGGAGCGATAATTACAAACCTTGAAAAGAACTTAAAGAAAGCTACAAACGATTTACAGAAATTCTCGAATAAATCAAAGGCTATAGGACGAAGATTTGAAAGTACTGGAAAATCATTAACGAAAGGCTTAACACTTCCTTTAGCACTCCTTGCTGCAGGAGCTATTAATGCATCAAAAAATCTTGAAACCTTAGAAACTTCTTTATCGGTAATGACAGGTTCAGCCGAGAAGGGAAAAAAACTATTAAAAGAGCTTACGGATTTTGCTGCAAAAACTCCTTTTCAATTAGAAGGAATAGGAAACACAGCCAAACAATTATTAGCGTTTGGTTTTAGTTCGGCAGAGGTAAAAAATAACCTAAAATTTCTGGGAGATGCAGCTGCAGGTTCAGGAAACGATTTAGGAAGTTTAGGACAGATATTTGGACAAGTATCAGCCGCAGGAAAGCTAACTGGAGAAAGACTAAATCAGCTTCAAGAAAGAGCTGTACCGATAGGCTCAGCTTTGGCTAAATCGATGGGAGTTGCTGAAAGCTCAATAAAAGAGATGGTGAGCAAAGGTAAAATTTCATTCGCCGACTTTGAGAAAGCCTTTAAAAGCCTATCTGAAGAGGGTGGAATATTTGCTGGGGCTATGGAGAAGCAATCAAAGACTTTAGCGGGGGTGTTTTCAACACTAAAAGACAACGTTAATTTAGCTTTAGGTGAACTAGGTAATGAAATAGTAGAAACGTTCGATTTAAAGCAGGTTGTAACCGATTTAACAAAGTATATTCAAAAGATAGTTCAGAAGTTTAAAAGCTTAGATAGTGCTACGAAAAAATCGATAGTAAAATGGGGAGCTTTATTGTTAGCTATTGGGCCAGTAATTACTGCTATAGGTTTATTTGCTACAACGGTATTGCCAGGGCTAATTACTGTATTTACTTTTTTAGGAGCTACTGTTTTACCAGCTATTATCGCTAAATTTGGAGCACTAAATACAGTACTTTTAGCCAATCCAATAATAGGAATTATCGCAGGAGTTACAGCCTTAACAATAGGATTTATCAGTTTACTTCAGGAATTAACTCCTGTCGTAACTAAAATGCAAACCTTCTTAAACTTCCTACAATCAGGTGGGAATTATACTAGGTTTATGAACTTACAACTAGCTAGTGCGACAAAGGCTTTAAATGAGGAGTATGAGGCAGCTGATAAGGCTGCAAAAGCTGCAGAAAAACTAGCTAGTGATCAGTTTTTTGCTGCAGAGGCAACTAAAACTTTAACAAAGGAATTACTAGCTAAAAAGAAAGCCGAAGGTGGGGTGGTAACTCCTACAGAGCCAGTTGACCCAAGTAAAAAGAAAACGAAAGGTAAATTTGCCTTTGCCTTCAAGCCTACCGTAGAAGCTCCTAAATTTGACCTTGGACTAGAAAAATATACTGGCCCGATAGAAAATGCCGCAACTAGAGCCGCGGAAATAGCTAGAGAAAAACAACAAGTTTTACTAGATAATCTAAACCAATTTAGAGAGCAAGCTAATAGCATAATTCAAACTGGTGTAGCTGATACTTTCGCTGGAATAGGTTCAGCTATAGGTGATGCTTTAGTGAGCGGTGGGAATGTTGTAAAAGCCGCGGGTGGAGCTTTATTGAAAGGAATAGGAGAGATTGCTGTAAGACTAGGAAAGGCTGCAATAAAAATTGGTGTTGGTATGTTGGCTATTAAAATGGCTTTCAAAAATCCTTTCACTGCTATCGCTGCGGGTATTGCCCTTGTCGCTTTAGGTACAGCTTTGGGTGGAATAGCTGATAAAGCAGTAAACGGTGGAGGTTCATCTGGAAGTGCTAGTGGAGCTGGTAGAAGTAGTGGAGGCTTTGTAGGTGCTAGAACGACGACATCAAGCGTTAGTAGTGAGGGTGGTGGAACTTACGTATTTGAAATTGCAGGGACAAAATTAGTAGGAGTGCTTAAAAATACTCTTGATAGAAATAAAGCTTTTGGTGGAAACTTACAAATAGGATAAAATGGCAGATGGAATAAAGTATAAAATTGAATATTATGACATTGTAAATATCAAGCATAGATGTCATATTATAATCGACGGATATATCGGTGAAGAGATTTTTATTCAAGGCTCGGTTAGATTAGATTACGGAGCTGTTGAAAATCCTTTAGACGTTATAAGAAGCCAAGGTTTGAGAGTAGATTTAGAAGCTAATTCAGAGCTGACTTTTGAAGACCTTTATTCGGAGAAAGAGAAGTCAATCGAAATTCATTATTTTAGAGATGAGGAGCTTTATTTTAAAGGCTGGTTAAATCCAGAAGGCTGGTATGAAGATTTTGTAAATAGCGATTGGATTGTAAGTTTTGATTGCGTTGACGGTTTAGGATATTTATCAAGCTATTCGTTTGTAGATGAAAATGGAATACCAATTACAGGGAAAATAACACAGGCTCAAGCTTTATTTAAAGCCTTGGCGAGAACGGGAATAAGTAAGAATATGAACGTTTCTATTGGTATTTATTATACAGGCTTAACAGCAGGCGTACCGATACTAGATTACGTTTATGTTGTAGGTGATAGATATATTAAAGATGACGCTAAAACTATAATGAGTTGTGAAGAGGTCATACTGGATATTCTAGAGCCTTATGGAGCTATTTTAACGAGCTTCGGAGATAACTGGTATATTTACAAGCCGAACGAATTATACTCTAATTCTACCGTTGTTTTTAATAAATATACTTTAGAAGGAGTGGCCTATCAATCTGTCGCATTAAACTTACTGAAAACTATAGGAAGCGACATAGAAGGTTACGAAATAAGACACTGTAACCAAAATCAAAAATTTAAAATTGAGGCCAGCATTGGAGCTTATAGAATTAGCTATAAATATGGATTGCTTGATAAATTATTACAAAATAGCGATTTATATTCTGCTGATGGAGTAAGTATAGACGGCTTTCAAATAGTAAATTATGAAAACGTCGAGCCTTTAGAAATAGGTGGATATGGTTTTACATTTAAATGTGTAACAACTCAACCTTTCAGCGTTCAAAATATCAGGTCAAAATTCGTAGAAATAGATGATGATGTAACGGTAAATGTGAAGATGGAGTTTTCAACACAAGACTACGATGGAGGAGTTGTTTATTATCCGATGTATATTTTGATTTCAGACGTACCTCAACAGGCGCCATTTTCTGGTGGTGATGTTTATTATTTACAAGATGATTTTACGAGCTGGGGAGCTGCAAACGTACCTACAGATCAAATATTTGGAAGTGGAATAACAGATAAAATTGCTTTTGAATTTACAACTCCTGTAAAGCCAGCAGGAATTACAGGAATAGGTTATTTACATATAGCGTTTAGAACTCCTATTCAAAACAACGGATATCGCTATTTAGTAACTTTAGATAGCTTGTTAATTACGCCAAATCAGAAACTAGCAAATGACACTCCTGTTATCGGAGAATTTCATACATTCCAAAGAAAAGACAATCCAAGCTCTAAAATACAAGATATTAAGCAAGTAGCGACTGGTGATAATACGGCAGGAGTGTATAAGGGTACAATCTATAAATCAGATCAAACAACGCCTACTTTTTCTTGGTATAGAAAAGGAATTGCAGAAAGTAAGAAGCTGTTAAGAATAATGGGAGAGGAAACGATGAGAATAAGTCAGTTACCGACTAGAGTTTATAGTGGAGACGTATTCGGATATATCGAGTTTTTAAGTATCGTAGAAATAGCAAATGTATCAGGAAGGTTTTTGATTATGCAGTATTCTTACGATACTAAAAACAACGTCACTTCTTTAGTAATGAGGCAGATTTTAGGGGCAGAAATTCCCGAAGAGGATTTAGAGTACGACTTTGAAAACGATTATGGAAACACGGTAAAACCGACAATAAAAGGATAAATTGAAAAATTATTACTAAATTTGGAATATGGAATTTATAAATGGAGGCACTCAATTATTTTACATCTTAAAAAATTCAGTTTGGACGCCTGTAGGCTGTTTGATTTCTGATTCTTTTAAAGAAAGTATGGAGATGCTAGGAACTACGACCAGGGACAATCCTAACGGGTGGACTACGAGTATTCCTACAAAGCAGAGCTATAGTATAGACTTAACTGGACTAATAAATACTGAATACGTTTCAGATGATATAATAACATATTATGAGCTTGTAGTTAACAAAAGATACAAGCAATTAATATCTTGGAAAGCTGATGACGGATTAGGAAGCTTCGATTACGGACAGGGCTATATTACATCAATAGGGAAGGCTTCAAATATAGACGAATTTGTAACATTTGATTGTTCAATAGTAGGTTTTGGAGAAGTTTTAAATGATGAGCTTGCGAGACTATTACAAGAAACTGAAAGCTTTGTACTTTTAGAAACTAACGGAAAAATAATACTATAATGAGTTTAGATAAGAAACTAACGGAATTAACTAAAATAACAGAGGCTCAATCTACGAATTTAATTTACGTAGTAGTAGAGGAAAATGGAATACCAGTATCGAAAGGTATTACAGTTTACGACTTCCTGAAAAGCCAACCTACTGGAGATAATAGGATAATAAGTGGTTCGGTACTTTGGACTGGAACGAGCTACACTTTTGAAAGTGTTAATTTAAGCTATGAAATTAACGGGCTTCTTTATACTTCTAATCTTGAAACAGTAACGTTAGATGTACCAGACCCAACCAACCCGAGAATAGACATTATTTATGTAGATGCTAACGGGTTAAATTTCAAAACAGGAATACCTTCAGCTACACCTATCGAGCCTAATTTAGACGACCCATTAAGCGAGATAAAAGCTTCGATAGTTTTAGTACAAAACGGAACAACTGTACCGTCAGAAATAACTGATACTACAGTCTATGAAGAGAATACTCAAATAGCTGGTGGAGAATGGAATACAAGCGAAAATACAGCAGGGCTTCGATTTAATTTAGGAAGTACTTTTGAGCCTTTATTTGGGCTGGTAGATATTAAAACAATCGCTAATTTACAGAATACAGATAGCGTTACTTTTGATTATGATACTACGAATATTACTGTAGCAGATTTCAACGGAATAAGGTTTTCTATAAAAAGCTTCCAAGATTGGAATAATGACAGGTTTATTTTAAGATTTAAACAGGACGGAGTGCCAGCAGGTAAAGGATATATTAATAGCACGATGCTAGAGACGGACAATCCTTTAGTTATTAACTTGGTGTATATTACTACAGATCAAATAACTTGGAATGGCCCAACGTTTAATGAAGTAGTTTTAGAGGCTGAAAGCTCACAAGGTGGGATATTCCAAACCGATATAAATGTTCAAATCGATAATATAGTAATTCAAACAGGTGGGACAATAATACCACCTTCAGGCAATCTTACAGCTTTAGAAGTATCTTATGATAATTCAGACAGTACTTTAGTAGCTACAAACGTAAAGACTGCTATAGACGCTTTATCAGCCCTAATAGATGCTACATCAGGAGTTATAATTGATGATGGCTCACCGACCGAACCAGCTGTAGTAAATGGCTCATTTTGGTACCAGCCAACAACTGGAATTATGTCTTTAGGGGTTGACGATTTTTGGATAAATCCTTTTGAAAATATTTTAAGTGCGACTACAGGAACTACAGCCGTTTCAACCACCTACGATAATACTGATAGTGGTTTAACGGCTACAAATGTAAAAGGAGCTATAGATGAGTTAGAAGGTTTAGATGCTTTAAAAGCCTTAAAAACAAACGTTTTAGAACTAGATAATACAACGGTATTTATTCCAGACACAGATTATGAACCTGCGACTAAGAAATATGTAGATGATAATGCTGGGGATTTTATTCCTACAAATCAAACTTGGAGCTTCATATATACGAGTAATAACTGGAGCATATATTCAAATACAGGACAGAGTTCAAGTATTGGAGTTTGCGGGCCAACTAACGCTGGTTTGATAAGTTCTAGCACTCAAACTATTTACGGAGCTAAAACTTTCGATTCTGCTGTAACAGCTCCTGACTTTATAGGAAGCTCAGATAAAAGATTAAAAGAGAATATTAAAGAGCTAAAAGTAAAAGAAATAAAATCGGCTTACAAGACGGGTAATTTTATCGGAAATAAACAAGAAAGAGTTTTTGTAATAGCTCAAGAATTAGAGGAAAAACACCCAGAGTTTGTAAGAACTGACAAAGAAGGTATGAAGTCCGTTTCTTATACTGATTTACATTCAGCTGAAATAGCTTATTTAAAACAAGAAATTGAGAAGCTAAAAAATATAATAAATAAATTGAAAATATAATGGCCGTACCAACAGCTTTGCCGATAGAACTTTCATCAGTATGTCTAGAAATATACGGAAGTACTAATACGCTGGGAAAGACCTTGCAAACTTGCTTCTCGGTAGCTAATGGAACATTTGACCCAACTTACGAAGGCTCAAAAGATAGGCTTACTAATTTTAGAGGATATTCAAAATCAGTAGCTCCAACAATTTTTCCGCTAACTATTTTAAACACCGTAACGACCGATACTTTACATTATTTTAAAGTAGAAAATGACAACGCAACATTAACGAGTATTACGATTAGATTTACTTTAGTTAGCCTCAGTTCAGCTGCAGGTTACGCTAGAGTAAATAGTACAAATTTGACAGTAGTAGGACAAACGAAAGACGTTTCTCATACGAGTATAGGAAGCACTAGTGATTCAGTTGAATTTTTAGGTGGAGTTTTAGGAGATACAGCATCGGTAAAAGGAGAAGTAATATCGTCAACTCTTTCTGGAACTTTACCGTCAACTCCAGCGTCTATTACAATGGCATTAGAAAATACGACGCCTTTAACACTAATAACAACCTCAAATAGTGTAAGTTGGAGCCCATTTGAAATTGTAAATGTATCTACTGTTTTAAATTGGGAAGCAACAGGAGCAGTTACTCAAACGATAGTAGCAGACGACCCTACTTTTGATTTTAGCTCAAACGTTGGAAATGCAAATATAAATATGTGGATATATCCAACTAACGGAGCAAACACATTTGATATTAGAAATTTAGAAATAACCTTTATTGATTGCTTTAATTTTGGTGCAACATTAAATTTAAATGTTAGTAATAATTTACTCACAACATTAGACACGACAATGGTAGTAAATCTTTTAGAAACACTTTATTGTCATACTAATTCACTAACGAGTTTAAATGTAAGTAATAGTACGGCATTAGAGTTTTTATTTTGCTACGATAATAACCTAACAACTTTAGATTTAAGCTCTAATACTGAATTGATTAGAATTGATTGTGGTCAGAATTTATTTATAACTTTAGATTTAAGCAATAATACAAAGCTACAACAGTTGGATTTAAACGGCTCATTATTAACTTCTATAAATTTAAGTACTAATACATCGTTAAGAACTATTTATATTTATGATTCGACTATATCATCATTAGTTTTAACGAACAATCCTATTTGTAGGACTATTTTGGCGCAAAATTCTGCACTTACTACATTAGATTTAACTCCAGTCACTCAGCCATTTGATATAAGATGTAACGGAAATAATTTTAGTTCAACCACGACAAATAGTATTTTAGCAAATTGTGTTTCAGGTGGAGCTACAGAAGGAAGGTTAGACTGCAGAGATAACGCAACGGGTCAAGGTATAATCGATTTAGCAACATTAATTTCAAGAAGCTGGACAGTAAATGAATTCACAACATAAAAAAAGATAAAAAATTATGGCAGGAACAAGTATAGATTTTCCGTTAAATCCAGTGTTAGACCAAGAATACACTTACGGCGCGGTAGATTATAAATTTGACGGAGTAAGATGGGTTGTACAAGGAACTCCTTTTATAAGTAACGCCGACCATACGGGAGAGGTAACAGGAGCTTTTGCATTAACAATAACAAATGAGGCTGTAGTAAGAGCAAAACTCGAAACTAGGTTAAAAGGAAGTACAGATGTAACTCAAACGACAGGAGTTTTAAACTTAGATATGTCGCTTGGTATTAATTGGAATGTGACGTTACAGGCTAACGTAACTTCGATAACTATTTCTAACGCTACAGCTGCAGATTTACATAAAACAATTACTATAAAATTTACGGGTAATTTCACTGTAACAATACCTACCTTAATTCAGAATACAGATGCTTGGGACGATTTTGATGGAACTCTAACTAATCAGGCTCAGCTTTATATTTTAAGCGTTACAGACGGGACAACGATAACGGCAAGTTCAACACTTTTAAATTGGTAAACTATGATACTAGGGAATAAACAATTAATGAAAATTGGCATAGACCCGTTACCTGGACCAACTCCTGTTTTCGAAACGCCTGGAGTAGCTTCTGTAGGAACTCTAACAGGGACGACTTTTACTGTCGCCTATCCTGCGACTGTTAATGCCGGCGATATTTTATTCTTAACTGCTTATCAATATGGGTATGGTTCTAATACTATTATCACTTCATCAGGTTGGACTGGCCTAATTACTCAAAGACTAGGTGTAGCTCAATTTTGTATTTTATGGAAAAGAGCAGACGGAACTGAAAGTGGTAATGCAACTGTTAATGTACCAAGCGCTAGTTTTGCCAATTGTGCAACGCAAATAACAAGATATAGTGGTTGTATAGGTGAGGGAACTCCTTGGGAAAATTTTGCAAATCGCTCAGGTGCCTTCGGGGGGCAAGATACTTTGACAACAAATAACCCAGCCGTAACTTTAGGAGATAATAGATTATCTGTTGCTATGTACGGAGCAGCTGCGAATTTCGGTCAAAGTTTTACGATTAGCAGAGCGGGAACTTTCAATTACGTAGAAAGAACCGTTTATCAACTATTAGCAGCGGCTTATGAACTTATAAGCGTTGACACTTATCCGATAGCTACGGCAGGCGGTATTGACGGAACGAACTCATTAACTTATAATAGTACAAGAGCGACAACTTATCACAATTTAATTATGTTTCATCTAATACCAGAATTTATTTAAAAAAATATAATAATGAAAGCAATAGAAATAACCCAAGAAAATAAAGACAAAAACGGAAAAATATTAGAATACTACAACGTTGGAGATATTTTTAAACCGAGTAAAATGCCGAAGTCTTGGAACGGGATTGTAGGTTTAAAAAGCCCAGAAACAGACCAAGAATATTATGATTTTGGATTTAGAGATTTAGTTGAGCCTATTTTATCACAATACGAGAGAAATGGAGCTATCTATTTTGATATTCCAAATGATGTTTTTACTTATGAAATAGTTAGTTTTTCACAAGACGAAATTGATACAGAATTAGAATATGCAGCTTATAAGGTAAAGTATGATTTAATAGTCGGGAATAAGAGTGTAATATGGCACGGAAAATCAAACGACGGGTTAAGAAATTTAGTACTTTTATTAAAGAATGATGACAAAGTAGAAGTCGTTGAAATAATATAGCTTTGCAATATGAATTATTTACTATTTTTTTTACAACAAAATTATGAGGCTTTAGGAGTTAAGTCAATTCTAATATCGGCGATAGTCGGTTTAGCTGGAGCAGTCGTATATCTTTATAAAAGTAAAGAAGATGCTTTAAAGGAAAAGGATAAACAGATTATGGCTGTTATCAAAGAGCATCAAGATGACCTTAAAACTGAAAACCAAACGATGCAACAGTTGTTAGAGAAGTACAATTCATTTACGCAAAGTTTAAAAGAAATGGTAAAAGATGGAAACAGATAAAAATAAGTACGAAGAGTACAAGAAACTCAAAGAAGAGGTTAAAAGTAAAAGAGCAGTACGCTTTGATAATTTTAAAGCCTTAACTAAAGAAGTTGAAGATGTTTTACACGCTTTTAAGCCAAAAGAGGAAACTATTTTAATCACTTGGGACGAGTTAAGTCAGATGAATATGGAGGAAAATTATGTCATTAATGATAAAATTAACTTTCATAAATTCTATGAAGATGAAAGCACTCAAAAATTCAAATGTTATATGAAAGCTGGTGCCGAATTTAGTAAGCATAGACACGATTATAAAGAGGTTTTAGAAGTTGTAAAAGGGAGTTTGATCGAAGCCGAAAGAGATA